CTCCGACTTGAGAGTGATTGAAGGTGGTGTCAGGTCTTAAAGGAAATAGCCCGCGTGTTACCGAAGACCCTCTCGCTGTCCACCACCTTCAATCACTCTCTAACTACACACAAACTAACCACCACGCGGCGGCCTATGTGCGGGACGGTCTACCGTCCACTGTTGACCGTCTTACGCCCGGTCACGCGCTGGCTGTCGTCTGCTCCGAAGAGTGCGAACCGCCAGGTGCAAGTTTTGAAAGAACCCATGTCGCCGCGTCGATCCGGGGCTGCTCCGACTTGTTTCGTCGGCATGGGTTGAATAGTAGCCCGGGCTAACAAACAAGTCAATAGCCCAAGCTAACAAAATTCGTTAAAATTTGCCGACGCTACGAACGGCCATCCCGGCCAGACGCAAAAAAGCCCGCACGCAGCGGGCATCAGGAGCCATCAGTGGAAAAGGTTCAGAAGGTCAAGCTGGTTCTTCCGTGGCGAAAGAGGGCGCGCAGCCTCAAGAGGCGCTTACTACTTCAGGGGGCTGGAGGGGTACTCATGGATGACCGCATTGCTGCGGCGGCCCTGGATCGGAAGGTGGCTGAGCTTTCGCTCGCAGCTCGTCGCCTAGCTGAATCAATTCGATTAAGGCGAGGTGATCCTGAGCCCGAAGCTTCTCAGCCTCATCGATAGAGTGCTCGCTGTGGGCCGTGAAAAGCAGGGTGTCGCTCGCCCACTGGCTCATGCTTGCGTGAGCTTCCAAAAGCGACTCAGGGTCTTTATGTGCGACAACCAGGCTGTGCGAAAACGCCTCGGTTCTCGCCAGACTGGTATGCAGGCCTCCAATGGCCTCCCCCATGTTGATGACCATCTGCTCAAGGGCATCAATCCTTGCGAGCAGTGCTTCATCATCCATTGACAATCTCCAGCAGAGTCATCGCCACGCCTAGCACAGCGAACACCAAAAACGCCCAAGGCAGGGCTCGACGCATGAGGCGGTGCATCATGTCCTAGCCTTGATTCTTCGCCTAGGTACTGGGTGGGCGACGTAGTACACCCAAGACACCTCATCCTCCTTGTAGAAGAGGATGTCATCGCTGTTGTAGCTCCCCAACCGATACCCACCACGCTTTGAAAGAAGCCGCTTTAGGAGCGTTTGGCCATCGGCCAGTCGCACCAGAACATCGTCCTCAATATCTGGATCCGTGCCAGGCTCAACAAGGTAGAACTCGCCCGGGTTGTAGCGCGGAACCATGCTCACACCGACAACTTCGCCAAGGAAGGCGTGGCTGTCCTGGCTGGCGATCTCGGCATATTCGCCCGTCACCCCAACCGGGTGGTCACCATCAGTCCAAATTCTTTCCGGCAATGATCCACCCGATCCTTTTCCAACCACCCATACAGGCCTGAACTTACCCACCGGTATCGCGCTCAAGGAAGACCCCGGCTGCGCACCAGGTGGTGCGAATTTCGGCAATGTCCCCTCTGCCAGCCACGCTGGAGAGATGTCCTGACGCCATTTCGCGCAGATCAACTCCGCATCCGATCGGCTGATGGTTTTCACCTTATCGGGGTCGTTGATCCATGCGGAAACAGTCGGCCTGCTCTTGTGACATAGCCGCGCGATCGCGGCTTGAAGTCCGCGCTCGGATGTGTCACCCAGTACCTCAGCCATTCGTTGTTGCAGCGTCAACATGAGCCTAGCCTAACAGCACAATTGTTAGTCTAGGCTTGCGCAATACGTTTGCTTGGGCTAACATCGGACCATGAACACGAACGCAGCAAAGATCATCGACGCCCTTGGTGGTACTGCCGAGGCCGCACGCCTCTTCGAGGTGCGCATGCCGTCGGTCAGCGCCTGGCGATACCACGGCATCCCCAAACCCCGAATGATGTTCCTCAAGGTCGCAAGGCCTGAGGCACTTGAAGGCATTGATGTCGTCGCAGCAACCGCTCTCGCGGATCAGCAAGGCGCGGCAAAGACAGAGGCCTGACCTATGGCCTTCACCAGCCTCACAGCCGTCAAAAAACACATCAGCCAGCCCGGAGAGGGCGGCCTCGTAAACGTTGATCCATGGGTTCGTTTTCATGGCTCAACGATATTTTTTTGCCTGTTCGCGGTCATTACGAACGACCACGAACTTTTCGCAACAGCTCGTAAGGGGTTCGCATGGACTCGTTGAATGATGAACTGATCGTCTTGGTGAAGGCGCTCGGCGGATCCAAGGTAGTGGGTCCAATGTTGTGGCCCGAGAAGATGGCAGACGCCGCCCAGCGCCTGCTGCTGGACTGCCTGAACCCGGATCGACCGGCGCACTTGACACCCGAGCAGATGCTGCTTTTGTTGCGCAAGGCTCGCCAGGCTGGCCACCATGGGACGGTCGAATGGTTGATGGGCGATCTTGGCTATGCGAAGCCGGTTCCCATTGCGCCGCGCGACGAAGCTGCCGAGCTGCAACGCCAGTTCATCGCAGCCGCGGAGCAGATGGCCCAGATGATGAACAGGATGCAGGCCCTGCAGGAATCTCAGGCCAACCCGCGCGTGAGGTCTGTCGCATGAACGTCATCCACCGTCGCGACGAAAAACCAGCCGCCCCAAGAACGCCCAGCGCATTCTCGATCCCAGATCAATCGCTCTTCGCGGACGACCAGACCGATCGGGCCAAGGCCACGCTGCAGCGCAAGCAGTCGATCTACGGCCAAGCCACTGGCGCCGTTGGCCATGGCGCAGCGGTCATCGAAGGCTTGTCTGACATGGCTCAGAAGCGGCTCAAGGCGGTTCCGTTCTCGCAGCCGATCACGCCACGCTCCAAGAAGGCCCGGCCATGAAAACGCAGAACAACTGCACAACCTGCCACCGCGACCCGCAGCGCATGAACAGCGCCGTCGCCGAGTGCAGCCATGTCGATTGCCCGCACCGCCGGCACGCATGGAGCGAGAGGCCAGCGCCTGGCTTCAAGGGTCCGTGGTCCAAGAACGTTGATGCCGATCCGGTTCCGCTGGATGTGGCTGTGAAAGGGAAAGCATGAAAACCCAGATGGATATTTTCGGCGGCACCTACACCGCCCGCAGCTTTGAGCAGGACGCGATGGGCTTCCTGCTGGCCTACGCCAAACGCCACAAGGGCCGCGCATTCAGTGCTGAGGATGTGACCCTGGCAGCGGTTGATGCTGGGCTTGCTCCGCTCGAAATGCGGGCCTGGGGCACGGTCTTCGCACAGGCTGCGCGGGATGGGTTCATTCGGCGCTCGGATGTGCTGTTTCGGCGGTCGCTTGGCAACGGGACGTTGGCTCCCGGATGGGTGGGGGTGTGATGGCGACATACGTTTCATACAAGCAGAAGCTGCTCGACCCGCGCTGGCAGAAAAAACGCCTTGAAGCTTTGGAGTCTTCTGGTTGGGCTTGCCAGTGCTGCCATGACAAAACCAGCACGCTCCATGTTCATCACAAACAGTACTTCAAAGGTAGGGAGCCATGGGAGTACGAGTTGGATCTTCTTGAGGTGTTGTGCGAGGCGTGCCACTTGAGCTCGCACCAGGAGTTGGAGGCTTTGAAGAGGGTCCTTGCCGAGTACCCATCTTCGATGGCCAAACGAATTTTCTCGCTCTTGGTTGGCTATGGCGCAGAAGACGGATATGTGAGCTATGAACACTTCTTGGTCGCCGAAGACGGTGCTGCTCAGGCTGGAATATTGGCTTGGATGGTTGGCGGAAACCTGAAGAGTGGAGAAATCCTTGAAGTAAGGGATGCCTTTTCGCAGCTCGGCCCGGAACGGTTCATGACTGGGATCCGTGATCTTGTTCGCCGAGACACAGGATATGAATCGGGGGATGCATGACAAACCAAAAACCGTCCCCATACCCAGCTTCCACGAAGGCAAAGGGCTGGCGGTTCGAGTTGGATCTTGAGCAGGTGATCCAGTCGGATACCTGGGCGCTGTCCAAGCCACACGTTCGACCTTGGCTGCTGATGCTGTGGACCGTGGCATGGCAACAGACCCCATGCGGATCCATGCCTTCCGACGATGAGCTGATCATCGCGCGCCTGAACATCGACCCCGATCTGTTTTCTGAGTGCAAGAAGACGCTTTTGCGCGGCTGGTGGCTCGCCGATGACGGTCGCCTTTACCACCCAACCATCACCCAGCGCGTTATCGACATGCTCGGCCGCAAGGATGGTGAGCGCCAGCGAAAGGCCGAATACCGGGCGCGCATGGATGCAGAACGAAAGCTGGCGGATGCCAATGCCAGGGCGCAGTCGTCCCACGGGACAGACATGGAAATGTCCCGTGGGACAGACGCTGGACAGACATGGGAGTCCGGTGGGAGTGACGACACCGGAACCGGAACCGGAACCGGAACCGGTTTAGATAGTAGTAATCCACCACCTCGCGAGGGTGGAGTAGGAAAAATGTCCCATGGGACAGACGCGGGACGTATTTGCAGGGCAATGCGACAGGCCGGATTGGCCGACGTGAACCCAAGCAACCCGACGCTACTCGCCCTGATCGAAGCAGGCGCCACCGATGGCGAGTTCACCGCAGGAGCTCAGTCTGCCGTTGCCAAGCAAGCCGGCTTTGGGTATGCCCTGACCGTGGTGGCCAACGAGCGCAAGCGCGCCGCCAGCCTTTCTGGGCAGATCCACCGAGGTGTCATGCCTGCGGCGCAGCCCGCTGAAACCGCCCACGCCAAAAAGATGCGCGAAACCGTCGAAGGCCTTGCGCCAAGCATTGCCAGGCGCCCCACGCACTCAACCGCACCCACCCCTTTGACCATCGACATGGAGGCCCCGTATGTCCCTGCCATTGCAAGCCATTGACCGAATCTTCGCCCGCCTAGTGGCCGCCTATGGTCGCCAGTTCGCCGACCTGTACGCCGATCTCGATCCGTCCGACGTGAAGACTGCGTGGTGCCACGAGCTCGCCGCGTTTGGGAGTGCGCCCGGCTTGCGCCGCATCGCATGGGCCTTGGACAACCTGCCCGACCGCGCGCCGAACGCGCCTCAGTTCCGCAACCTGTGCCGCCAGGCGCCCGCCGAAGCCGGGCCAGCTCTTCCACTGCCCGCCGCGAACCCCGAGCGCATGCGTGAAGAGCTCGCAAAGCTGGGTCATCTGGATAAATCCAAGCGCATGGCCACTCCGACAACCATCGACCACAAGGCCTGGGCGCGCTTGCTGATTGCTCGCGATGCGGCTGGCGAAAAGGTGCGGCCGCTCTCGCTCAAGTTCGCTAAAGAAGCCCTGCGCGTGCACCTGACCCCGGAGGCTGCATGAATGCCATTCAACAAACAAGCCGAGTACCAGGCCACGCTGGAGCACCTGGTTTCGATGGCCCGCGACCAGGGCTGGAAAATCTACGCATGGGGCAGGGCCAAGGAATTGGATGCCGACAAGTCCGGGCTTTTCCGTGGGATTGCCGCCGACCTGCAGCGCGCCATGCAAGCCCAGAAGCCTGGCCAGGACAGCGAACTGGCGTCAGGGAGCCCGAGTACGACGAGACGCCCTTGAGCGCTGCCGAGGCGGTCTACCTGCTGCCGACGTATGGGGTGCGGGCATGAACGTACTGAATGTCGTCAGCATCAGCGGTGGCAAGGACAGCGCAGCCACGGCCCTGGTGGCTCTTGAGACGATGCCGCGCGAGTCTCTTCGATTCATCTTCTGCGACACCGGAAACGAGCACGAATCGACCTATGACTACGTGATCTACATGGGCGGGCACCTGGGCATCAAGATCAAAACGCTGCGCGCTGAGTTCACTCAACAGATCGCCGCCAAGCGAGAGTACATCCTGAGCAAGTGGCCTGGCAAAGGCGTTCCGCTGGCAGCTTGCGAGCGTGCTGCCGCTGCGATGGTCGCCACCGGAAATCCGTTTCTCGACCTGTGCGTCTGGAAGGGCCGATTCCCATCGCGCCGCGCCCAGTTCTGCACCGAGCAACTAAAGACGCTTCCCGCTACCGAGTATCAGCTTGACCTGATCGACAGCGGCCAGTGCGAAGCGGTGTATTCGTGGCAGGGTGTGAGGCTGGACGAATCATGGAGCCGCCGCAACCGCATGCAGGGCACTGGAGCCTGCGTCATCAGCCTGGACGAGCGTGGCGGCGGCATCTGGAACTACCGCCCGATCTTGCGCTGGACGGCCTTCGATGTGTTTGAGGCCGCCGACTGCTACGGGCTCAAGCCGAACCCGCTCTATCTGCAGGGCATGACCCGGGTCGGCTGTATGCCGTGCATCAACGCCGGCAAAGACGAGGTTCTTGAAATCTCCAAGCGATTCCCCGGCCACATCGACCGCATCGAAATGTGGGAGCGCAGCGTGGCGTTGGCCAGCAAGCGAGAAGAGGCCAGTTTTTTCCCAGACCCAGACCGGGACGCGCACCTGAACAAGCGCGGCATCCGCAACGTGGTCGAGTGGTCGAAGACCCAGCGCGGCGGACAGCTCATGGACTTCATCCGAATCAACGAGGAACCGAAGGCTTGCGAAAGCGCCTACGGGTTGTGCGAATGAGCACCGATCGCTGCGCCTTCTGTGGCCGAGTGACCCTGAACCCTGCCGCCTTCATCGGAGCCTTCCCGGTGGGCTCCACCTGCGCGCGCAAGCACCTGTTAACCGAAGCCCGGCTGCGCGGCCGATCGCATTCCGTGCGGTTCGTGAAGGGTGGCCGCAAGCACGCGGCAGAGCGCGACACGAAGACGATGGATCTGTTCGGAGAGATGGCATGAGCAATCTCAGCTTCATGGTTCCCGGCCAGCCCTACGGAAAAGGCCGCCCGCGCATCGGCAAGGTCGGAAAGCACGCCCGCATGTTCACGCCCGAAAAGACTGTGGCCTACGAAAGCCTCGTGGCGCTGTTCGCCAGCCAGGCCATGCAGGGCAATCCCCTGATCGTCGGCCCGGTCAGCGTTTCGATGATTCTGGTGTACAGCATCCCTGAGAGTTGGTCAAAGAAGAAGCGCGCGCAGGCGCAAGACGCCGAAATCTGGCCGACCACCAAGCCCGACATGGACAACGTGGTCAAGGCGGTGTTCGATGCCATCAACGGCGTGGTGTGGGTGGATGACGTTCAAGTGGTGAGCCTGGCCGTGAACAAGTCCTATGGGACTCAACCCGCGGTGCATGTGGCTGTGATGCCGATGGAGGCTGCATGACCCAGCTGTTCATCGCCCTGTTCGGTCTGACATCGATCTGGTGCGCCATGGGGCACAACGCCACCGCCCGCAAGTGGGCTCCAGTCATCGGATTGGCGGGCCAGCCGTTCTGGTTCGCGTTCGCCATCGATTCCGGCGCATGGGGCCTGCTGGCCCTGGTGGCCGCCTACACCGTGGTCTACATGCGCGGCATCTTGGTGCAGTGGAGACCTCAATGAACGGCCAGACCATCACCCTGCAAAACGAAGTCCAAGGCCACGCCGCGGTGAAAGCTGTGTGGCACTGGGCCAAGGCCCAACTGAGCGCCGGCCGCCCGGTGGACCTTGAGGCCCGGCTCCACGAGGACGCCAAGACAGACAAACAGCGCAAGTACCTGCACGGCTACGTGCTGATGACCATCGCCAGCCAGGCCAAGGTCAACGGCCAGCAGTTCGACATGCGGGTGTGGAAAGAGCATCTGCGCAGCGAGTTCCTGGGATTCAAGACCGTGACCACCAAAAACCCCATGACGGGGAAGAAGGTTCGCCGCCGGGTCCGCGTGAGCACCGAGGACCTGGGCGTGAAGGGCTACGGCGAGTACATCGAGCGCGTGACCGCCTTTGCCGTGATGAACCTGGGGGTGGAGTTCACCGAGGAATGGGTGGATCCGGACACGGGCGAGGTGCTGACGCTGACGGCCATGAAGTCGCGGAGGGCGGCATGAACAAACCGTTTTTGATCCTTCACCCGAGCATGAAGGCAGACATCGAGCGCATACAGGCGCTGGAGACATTCGACAACCCAGGCGAAGCTGACGCGCGGGCAATGCTGAACAGCGTCGATGTGATCTACCAGGGAGAGATTGGTCGAATCGATCCATTCCAGATCATCAAAGAGCCGAAGAACAACCTCTTCAAATACCCGCCGGACGCATCGATTCGCAAGCTGATGAAGGGCTGGAAATGATGCGCCGCACCCCAATGGCCCGCGGCTCCGGCTTCAAGCGCCCATCCTACGCACCCAGACCACAGCGCGAGCAGGACGACACACCAAGCGCCACGCCGGCCCGGCCCCGGATGGCCAGCGCCGCGCGCATGAGCTTGTGCGTCGGCCACGCATCTCCAATCGAAAAGGAAAACGCGCCCCAGCACCTGGGATACATGGATCTCGTGCGCGCACTTCCCTGTGCCCACTGTGGAAAAGCCCCGCGCTCCGTCTTCTGCCATTCCGACCAAGGCAAGGGAATTGGCATCAAGAGCGACTGCCGCCAGGGATGGCCAGGGTGCCCGGAATGCCATGACGCCATCGGAACCCAGCGCATCTATCCCAAGGAACAGCGCCGAGCGCTCGAAGCGGAAATGGCCCGCCAGACACGCGCATTGATCGAAGCATCGGGCCGGTGGCCTAAATCTCTCCCAAAAATCGAAAACTGAGCATGACCAAAAAACCAAACATCCCGACCCGCACCCAGATCCTCGACCGCATCAAGCAGGGGCCGACCCAGTTTGCAGAATGGGCCTACAGCAAGAACAGCCGCCATCCGGCGCGACTGGCCGCGCGCGCGATCTGCGACGAGCTCGTGGCTGACGGCCTGGTTCGCCTGATCTACATCGGCGAATACCGCTACTACATCATGAACACGGCTGACGCCGAGCGCCAGGCCATGCTGCAGTTCATCGAGGAGCGCTCGAAGCCTGACCCGGCGACCGGCTGCACGGCCTGGACGGGCTACCAAGACCCGGAGCGCGGCCCGGTCATGCGAATCTCGCTCTTCGGCAAGAAGACCGGCATGGTGCGCCGCGTCATCTGGGAAATGTCCACGGGCGAAAAACTGGG